GTTGACGTCCTGGAGATGCCCTACGTCCTGTTTGCGGACAAAGAAGAGTTTGATTATGCGGATGACTGCCTCATGATTGCCCTCGGCCTGAAAGAACAGCAGAACGAGAGAGATGTGATTGACGAAGTAAAAAACTGATACTTGGCGATATAAACGACCCGGATGCGGCGGAGTGGTACTGGGCGCATCTGCTGTGGCAGAGGCGCGGTCTCCGGATGGAAGACTTTGCTGAAATGCCCCGCAGCATGCAGTTGGCCTATATCGCCTCAGAAGAGATATCCATGGAGATGCCGTCCAACTCCATGGACAGGCTGGCGAATGTATACATAAAGACTGACTAAGCCCAAAGGAAGGAGGTGAGGAGTAATGGCGGACATACAGACAACACTGCGGCTGAACGACCAGGCATCTAATGTCCTTCAGAAAGTTGCCAGCACGGCAAGGACGGTTTCTTCGCAGATGCAGGCGACAGGCAATGCGATCGACAGGGCGTTTACCACCGGTGCACCTTCTTCTTTTGCTTCCAAAGCAGGAAGCGCAATGGAGTCTGTCGAAGGGCAGGCGGCTTCCCTCGGAATGGCAGTGGATCGTATTTTCGAGGGCGCCGACACTTCCGGATTTGTGGCAGAAGCGGAGGCAGGATTCAGCAGTGTTTCGGCCGGAGCCGAGGCTCTGGCAGGCGCTGCCGGTACCGCAGGAAATGCCATTGATCAGGCAGCATCCGCCGCCGAAGGCCTTGGAGAGAGCGCCAACGGGATGGGCGATAACAACGGCCTGGACGGACTCGGAAACGATGCGAGGACAGCAGGCGCGGAAATGGATGCCACATCCGGTAAAGCTTTCAACCTCGGTGAAACCATCAAGAAGATGGCTCTTGCCATAGGCGCCATCAAAATTGCAAATGGATTTAAAGACTTCGTGCAGGACAGTATCGGGCTGGGCACGGAGTACACACAGATGATGGCTGAAGTAGCAGCCATCTCCGGAGCTACAGGGCAGGAATATGCCATGCTGCAGGATACAGCCCGTGAATATGGAGCATCCACGATATTTACCGCAACGCAGTCGGCTGAGGCGCTGAAGTACATGTCACTCGCAGGATGGTCAGCACAGCAGTCCGCCGCCGGCCTTCCCGGTGTCCTGAACCTTGCGGCGGCTTCCGGAATGGAACTTGGTGCCGCATCTGACATGGTGACCGACTACCTGACCGCATTCGGCATGGAAGCCGGAGAGGCCACCTATATGGCGGATATGCTCTCTTATGCACAGGCCAACAGCAATACCACAGCCCAGCAGTTGGGAGAGGCATACCTGAACTCTGCGGCAGCCATGCACTCTGCAGGGCAGGACATCGAGACGACCACAGCCATGATGGAGGCTATGGCCAACCAGGGCACGAAGGGCTCCAGGGCGGGCACCCAGATGGCCGCGATCGTCCGGGACATCACCCAGAAGATGGAAACATATGGCACAGCGGCAGATCTTGCCAAAGCATCCAGCGAAGGGCTGACATCTGTGACAGGTGATATGAATGACCTGTTAGGGACTTCGGCAATACAGATCGGCAAGATGCTGGTACCCGTATCGGATGCGAAAGGCAACTTCCGCGACCTGACGGATATCATGACGGATGTTGAAACTGCCATTGGCGGACTTGGAACTGCCGAGGCGTCCGCAGCACTGATGGATACCTTTACAGACAGATCCGTGCGAGGCGTCCGTCAGCTCCTGACCGAAGGTATGGCAAATGTAGCAGAATACGAGGAACGTCTCAGGCACTCTGCAGGAGCTGCACAGGAAGCGTCAGACAGGATGAACGATAACCTTGCCGGTGATACGGCGAAAATGACATCCGCATTCCAGGAGATGCAGCTCCAGGTCTTTGAAGGTCTTGAAGGTACTCTCCGCGGAGGCACGCAGTACTTGACGAATACGATTATCCCGATTCTGACGGACTGGGTGCCGGCTGCAGCGGGTACGATTGCAGGGGGGATCGGCAGAATCGGTCAGGCACTTGCCCCTATGCTGGAAACGGTCCTGCGGAATCCTCAGGCAGTGGCAACAGCATTCTCTTCGATAGGCACGGGGCTTGCGGCCTTTGGCGCTGTGAACAGGATATCTTCCGTCATGAGCGCCTTCGATGCCGGGAAGCTAAGTGGAGCAGGCGGCCTGATTGGGGCTGTGTCAAAATTCGGCGGGGTCCTGATGGCTCATCCCTGGGCAGCCGGGGCAGCGGCAGTGGTTGGTGCAATCACTGCAGTAGGTCTCGCCTGGAAACACTATAATGACGAACAGGCTCAGATAAACATCGACAACGCCTTTGGAAATGTTGAGCTGACAGAATCGGAGATAGATGCATTTGCGAACCGGGTCATAGATGCGAAGTGGAAAGTAAACTTTGACGTGTCCATTGACAGCTTCGGGAAAGCTGAAGAGCTTGCAAAGCAGGCAGAGGATGCGCTTGCGTCAAATGATGCTATCGAATGGAAAGCCAGAATCGGGCTTAACCTTGACGAGAACGATGTAAACACTTACACATCAAACATCCATGAGTATATAGAGTCGAGCCTGAATGCCCTTCAGGAACAGGCCTTTGCAATGCACCTTACCCTCAGCTCTATGGACATAAAGATGCTTGACGGGAGCAGCCTTGCGGACCAGGTCAATAAGTGGGCAGCTGAGGACACCTTAGAGATGCAGGGGCTTTCCGATCAGCTGACGCAGGTCGTCCAAAAGGCTCTCGAAGATGGGATCATGGATGTCAATGAGCAGGAAGCCATCAACCGCCTGCAGGAGAAGATGAACAGCATCCTTGCCGGCTGGAAGCTCGCAGAGGAGCAGGCAAAGTTTGATGTCCTTGAAATGGAGTACGGCAAGCTCTCCGGGAAGGAACTAACGGCCAGCAGTTTTAAAGAGCTGATGGACCGGTCAAGCACCCTCAGAGAGGAAGCGGAAAGTTCTCTTTCACAAGCCCAGGAGTCGACCCTGATGACCCTGGAGGCCCTTGCTAACAGCAGGGGCTGGGACAGGAACGACGAAAACGGCGAATACCAGAATGCGTTAAATCAGATCCAGCAGGCTTCCATGAATGAGCGCGCAAGGATGGACGCCAATATACTGAATCTCGGCAACAATACTTTGCGTGATACTTTCGGGAGTGAAATTAAAGCCCAGACTTCGAAATCGGGCGACATGATTAACAGACAGCTGAGCAACATGCAGTCGGCGTTTAGTTCAGGCAACACGGAATCTCTTTTCAACATCGGTGAACTGATCGGAACAGCTACCGCGGGGAATAACCGGGAGCTTGGGAAACTGTGGGAGTCCATGAAACCGGATGCAAGAGCCGCGACTGAGATGATGGATGAATATCGGAATCTCGGTCAGGCTATCCCAAAGGAATTCAGGGAATCTTACTATGCCGCTATGGAAACTGGCGCTGCTGCGGGTGACACCAAAGCGGCAATGGAAGTCGCTGCAAAACAGCTTGTAGGAGATGAATCAAAGCAGGCTCTCGAAAAGGCTATCCTGGACGGAACTGCGAATGTCCCCCAGCAGTTCAGGGATGCGGTTGAAAGGGCAGCGCAGGCGGAAGATCCGAATCCAGTCACCTTTGGATCTGTTACCGGAGAACTGGAAAAAGTTGATTTTGATGAGAGCAAGGTTCAGCAGCTGATTGCTGATACCATAGAAGGGTTACGCGTAACCAACCAGAATGTCGAGGTTAACGCCGGCGAAGTTGGTGTAGAGTATGAGATCACCACAGAGCCCATCTCAGCCGGAGACCTCGCAGAGAAACTCGGAACTACGGTTGACGAGGCCTTTGCCAATCAGCCGGAGATCACCGCAGACACAGAATTGCAGGTGGGAACAAAGATAGTAGTGTCGGAGTCCGGCATCACTGTAGAGACAGGAAATACCGGCGTTGCGGTTGAAGAAGCAAAGTCTCAGATTGCCGCAGAAGCCGAGGGAGCAGCCTCAGATCCGATTGAAGTGGAGCAGGTAGTCAATACAGCCACTGTAGCCGGAGAGACTGACACGTCCGCTACAGAAGAGGCTGTGGAGCTTGCCGCAGCGGATCCTGTGGACCAGACAGTCCCGGTAAATGCCAAGTACGAAATAGCCTCTACGGATGCATCTCAGCTGGGCGAAGCAGTAAGCTCTGCATTGCAGACTCAGGAAGCTGCAGAGATCACCATTCCGGCCAACATCACGTTTACTGCGGGGACGATCAATGCTGAAGCTGCAGTATCAGCTGCTCAGACAGATATAGCTTCCCAGTTTGGCTCTATTTTCGAAGCCCCTGGGCAAGTCAATGTGACATTGACCAAAGCGAGCGACAATATCGACGCAGTTTATAACCAGGTCGGAAGCGAGATCAATTCCAAGTTCTCGCACGATTACCACACAACGGCAAATCTACATGTAAGCATTCATGTCGATTACAGCATTGCGAACCCGACCAAGACAGTAACATTCAGCGGTGCCGGCAGCGGATCCGGAACGATCAACGCACACGCGCTCGGCGGTTATTTTGACCAGCCGCACTACGGTCTCATAGCTGAGGCTGGAGGTGAGTACATCATCCCGATCGACGGTTCAAACCGCAGTATTGAGATGTGGAAAGAGGCAGGCGAAATGCTGGGCATGAACTTCGGTGGAGCAAACCTGCTTGAGGACTTTCTTGCCCGGTCCATGGTCGGAGGGAGCAATCCCTTCGAAGGCGGTCTCTCGGGCGCCACAGAGGGCGCACAGGGGCTTCCGTCAATGGGCGGAGGTATTCCCGCACTCTCGGCAAACTCCGCTCCTGCAGGCGCACAGGCGCCCTCAGGAACTTCTGAAAGAACTATCAACATCAACATCGGCAGTAGCGGACCTATCAGATTCTCCGGAGGAGGGGTGAACAAGGAAGAAGTTGTCGAGATGATGATGGACAACCTTAAAGAAGTGTTCCTGCAGATTGTGGAACAGGAAATCGTAGAAGAAGGAGAGGGGGTATATGAGTACTGATGGCCTATAAAGTCTGGCTGAATTATGACAATGACAAGCAGAAATACATCTTCCCTGTGACTCCAGAAAAGATTACCTGTTCTGTGAACGGGATCAACACATCAATATCTATCGATAAGCTTGGGGAAATTTTCCATAAAGGCAGAAGAGAGGCGATCACAATTTCGTGGTCGTCTTTTTTTCCAGCCAAATACAGTGACCAGTATTGCTCCTGCGGCAAGAATAATTTCCATGCGCCTGCAGGTGTACACAAATGGATCCTGTGGATGATGCATGTTTCCAATCCGGCCCATCTCGTAGTGACGGGCGGACCATTGAACCTGAACATGTATGTCGTCATCAAGTCCTACAAAGCCTATGAGCAGGGAGGTGATGTCGGTTCCCTGAATTACACGATTGAACTGAAGGAATATCGTAGTGTAACCGTGACCAGGATCACGAAGGCTCGGAAAACAACCACCACCACAAAAAAGAGGGTCAACAATACAGTCAACAAAAGGATCTATACCGTGAAGAAAGGAGACACCCTCCGCAAGATCGCCAAGAAATACTATGGACACAAACATTTGTGGAAGAAGATTTACAATGCGAATCACGACCTGATCCATAAGACGGCTAAGAAGCACGGCCACAGGCACAGCCACTATGGTAAATATATCTATCCGGGCTGTAAGTTTGTAATCCCGTAAAGGAGCAGGCGGCTATGAATGATTTGACAGTACTCGTTGGAAGAGGAGATACATGGTATGACTACTCGAACCTGGTCGAAAAGGTCGTGTGGGCAGGGAGAAAGGGCGCAGCCCCCAGGACTGCGACGATTACCTTTGCGGATTCTGAAGGCTATAAGTTGGACCGGGTCAACGCCAGCGTGGCAGCCGGGCAAAGAGTTCAGATATTTGAGTTTGGAAAAGAGATCTTCCGCGGCCTCTTGATGACAGAAACGATGAACAACGGCAGGAAACTGGTCGCCAAGGCCTATGACAGCCTCGTGCGTATGACCAACAATAAATCTTCTTTTTCATATAAGAAAAAGCGTGCGGACCAGATTTTCACAGACTGCTGTAAGCAGCTTGGCCTGACGGTCGGAGGGGCGGACAACACCGGCAAGATCCTGTCAGAGGTTGCAAAGAGCACATGCACTTACTGGGATATCATCCAGGAAGCCCTGAGCCAGACCTATAAAGCTACAGGCAAGAGGTATTACGTTTACTGCGACAAAGCGAAGATATATCTCAGACGTAGGACACTGCCTGCTCAGAGCCTCGTCCTGAGCATCTGGTCAAATACAGTTTCGTATGAGCGCACGCGCTCAATCTATGAGACCAGGACCAGAATGAAGGTGGTCACATCAAAGAACAAGACAAAAAAGACCTGGCAAAATACGGATCTTGAAAAGAAGATAGGTGTTTTCCAGGAAATTCAGAGCGTGGACAAAGACATAACAAAGACAGAATTGAACCAGATGGTCGACACCTTCGCCAAAGAAAAGGCTGTCGTGACTGTTTCGATGACGTGGGAAGGGCTCGGGGATACATCCGTAGTCGCCGGCGGAGTAGTCCGGATCGCAAATGACCATCTTAAATTATACAGGGAGGCATATGTTGACGAGGATACCCACACATGGCAGAAGGGTTCCCACACCATGAAACTAAAGCTGAAGTTTGCGGCGAACATTGATGCTGCAGGATAAGGAGGTGTGGGATTGGCGACATCGATCAAAGAGATAATCCAGGGGCTTGCCCAGAAGAATATGCCCAATATAGTGATCGGAACAGTGACACAGGTGTCCCCTTTGCGGGTAACACTGCTGAATGACCTGGCTGTAAACCTGTCAGCGGCTTCCCTAACCATTCCGAAGAGGCTGAAACCACTGGTTCTTGAAAACCAGTACTACATGCTGTCATTTGATATGGGTAATTCATGGTACATGCTCGATGAAGTAGACGAGGTGTGATATGGCTGAAACAACATTGATGAATGAAGAGGACATGCTCTCGGAAGATGATCTGGAGCAGCTGGCACCGGTATACAGGACGTACGGGATGGACCACGAACATGGCAGGATCCGGGGCATGATTGACGGCGAAGAAGCCTGCCGCCAGGCTATCTGGAAAATCCTGTCTACACGGAGATTTGCTTATTTCCTGTATGACGATCAGTACGGGAGCGACGTTTTCAATAAGATCGGGGATGTTGGACTGACTCCTGAGTATCTGGATGCGGACATCCCTTCCATGGTAGAGGATGCACTCACCTACGATGCCCGGATTACAGGAGTGCGGGACTTTACTTATGAGAGGGTCGGACAGGATTCGGTTCACGTAACGTTTGTTGCAGATACGATCTATGGAGAAATGGAAATGGAGGGCGTGTTGACTAATGGCGACAGTTAGAAACATTGAAGATCTCAAACTGGACGAGATCACAGAAGAGGTACTCCTTGAGCAGGCAATAGCCATGGGAGAAGCTCTTGGAGTGGACACAAACCAGGGATCTGTTTACCGGGATGCCTGCGACGGGCATGTGACACGCACATCGGACTTCTTCGATGACCTGAGCATGGTCGCAGAGATCATCTCCATCAACACATGTACAGGCGAAATTCTGGATGAAAGATTGGCTGAACAGGGCATGGCAAGGAATCCTCCCGAGGATACACCCGCGACCTACTATGTGGAATTTGTCGGAGCCTCCCCGGAAGTCGGAGACCTTGTGAGCTGTGACGACCACTTTTTCAATACCGCAAAGGACGGTGAGGGAAACTGGGTCATTGTCTCCCAGGAGAAAGGCACGGAGATGAATTCCCTTGTACCCGGCCTGCCGGTCATCCCGGAGCGCGATGTGGACGATATGATCAGCGCCACGCTGGGCGCCTTGGCCATTCCTGCGGTCGATACAGAGGATGATGATTCGGCACGCGCCAGGTTCCTGGAGAAGATCGCCGGGCCTGCCGAAAACGGAAACGCAGCCCAGATCAAGTCCTGGTGTGAAGGAATAACAGGTGTAGGCAGGGCAAGGATCCTTAAGCTCTGGGATGGACCTGGAACAGTAAAGGCAGTCATCACTGCAGATGATGGAACTGCTCCGTCTGAAGGCATTGTCAATCAGGTTCAGCAGACCGTCGATCCGGGGGCATCCGGGCTTGGGGAAGGCTTTGTCACGATAGGGTGTTTTTTCACAGCAGTAGCTTCAGTGGAAGTTCCGATCGATATTTCCGTGGAGGTGACCAAAACTGCGAACGGTTCTTTTGCGGCTATAAAGGATGATATCGAGGCAGCCCTGAAAGCCTATTTGAAAGGGCTGGCACTTGCTGCTGCGGATGAAACAACTGTAAGGGTGAATTCCATCGGGTCACTGATCGCAAATGTATCCGGGGTTGTTGATTACGAAAACCTGCTGGTCAACGGAGGTACGGACAATGTGCCGATCAGCGTCTATCAGGTTCCGGTCGCCGGGGAGGTGATAGTGGATGGACGTATTTAACAACCGAGAGATACCCGGATATGATGAGCTTGTAAGCTATGGTCCATCCTGGTGGACGGAATACAGGGAGATGGATGCGATATACCGCTTTGCCGGTTGGACGCTCGACCTGATGGCCTTGTGGCTTGAAAAGATCGTACTCAACCAGTTTCCGATATACGCTGACGAGGAAACCATAGCTATGCTGGAAAGAATCCTCGTTCTGGAACCGGAGCCCGGGGATAGTCTGGAAGAAAGACGCAGGACCGTAGCAGCATATTATCCCGGGAACGGAAAATTTGGAGCATCGACAATCAAGTCGATCATCAAGGCTTATTCAGGATGCGATTCTGAAATCTGGTGGGAGGACAACATTCTCCAGATCCGGATCATCCTTGACGAAGATGCAGTATTTTCGGCACGTAAGATTGAGAATATCGTGCTTCGAAGGATGCCGGCACATGTAGCAACGTCTTTCCGGGATCTGCTGATCGTTTTTGTGCTGACAGAATACTTCGTTGAACGGATCACATTCCGCACACCAATCAGCGCGTGGCAGGGGCTTTTGGATGGAAGCATGCTCCTGGACGGGACATACCTGCTCAATACGGAGCTCCCGACCAGGATTACTTTTGTTCCGAAACTTACCCTGACCAACGAGAATATGTGGATATACGCCACTGCGAACAGGTTCATATCCCGGGCAACGTCTGATGAAGATCTGACGCTGACAGACGTCTATAAAGTTGATTCTATCTGGTGGGATTCAGCCAGGCTGCTCGGGGGCTGGGGGGCACTCAATGGAGAAGAGAATCTTGACGATGCGCTTCCGCCTGATATCAATATCAGCGGCTGGCGATATGCCCTGCCCGGAGAAGAAGCTGCCGTATTTAACTGGTACGTCCCGGCAGAAGCTGTGCCTCTTACAGGTACGGTGATGCTGGATGGTAATATAAACCTGAATTCAGGAAGGGAGGAATTGTAAATGGCATCAGGAACTGTAGTAACGACCAGGGCAAAGAAGAAGATGCTGCTTGCCCGAGCAGGCGAAAAGGCTTTGCCGAAAATCATCGGCATGGCTTTTGGAGACGGAGGAGTGAACAGCAGCGGCGCTGTGATTCCGCATTCTGCGGACAGCAACGCTCTGCACCATGAAGTGCTGCGCAAGGCGGTAGACGGGCATGAGATCATCAGCGACACGAAGGTTCGGTATCGCTGTACGATCGGTGCAGATGAGCTGAGCAATACCTACATCTCTGAGTGCGGCATCTATGACGCAGAAGGAGATTTCGTTGCCCTGAAAGCGTTCATGCAGAAGGGAAAAGATGCGGATATGGAAGTCATCTTCGAGTGTGACGATACCTTCTGACGCCGCTTTTCTTTTGTGCTAAAAATAACGGATTCTGTTATTTTCTAACCTTTTTACACAAAACATAGCATTGGAAATATCATACAGGAGGAAATAATGTCGTATTTTGATACTTCCGGGGCATCTTTTAATGCAAATTTGAGGATGCTTGAAACATCGGATCCGTGTCATGCGGATACGTTCAACGCCTTGTTTGGACAGCTTATCAACAATGATGTTGCCATCCAGAAAGCAGCTGGCGGCTTCGCTTCAACCAAAAACGCACAGGCAAAGTTCCTGTTGGATATGCGCAGGACAGGGAAAAAGTACGGTGTCCACTGGGATGCTTTCGATATCAACCCTTCCAGCATCGGGACCAGGCTGTATGACAATGTCGGTAAGGTATGCGAACCTTCGACCAATACCGTACAGGGCAGAAACGATCTCGAAGGAGAGTCTGTCTTCTATCACCTGGAGGTGAATGGTTACGTTGACGAAGATGGAGAATTCCAGGTCCAGTACATTCGCGGTATTGATAATGAATTCTCCCGTACAGAGAGGGACGTCTGGTGCCTGTTCCTGACACAGTGGATTAAGATCGAGATCACAGCAACAGGAGAAAACCTGATTTTGTCCGACATGGCGCATGAGGGATTTTTCCCGGAGGGAGGTGCAATCAGACCGGACGGTACCATCCGCCCTTATGTAGCTATCGCCAAGTACCAGGATTCATCCGAGTCGGCCGGAACGCCCAATTCCGTCAGCGGCTTCAATCCGAGTTACAACAACTCACACAACAGCATGATCACAAAGTTCCACAGAAAAGGAACCCAGTACTGTGGAACCACAGCTCAGGACTGGCAGCGGATGACAAACCTCTTCGATGTCGCCTTTGCGACAAGGGACAGTCAGAGCATTATGCGTGGAGCTACTGTGTACTACCTTCAGTATCCCGCGACTGTGGAAGAGGCGGATGTCGAGCGCATCATCATCGCCAAATCTCAGGCAGCAAATCTTTTGGTGGGATCCTGCGTATCGATTGGCAATGCAACTGCTCTTAACGGAGACCTTACCGCTGGCAATATCGACAGAGGACAGGCTGGCATGCATGCGAAAGCCAACAGAGTCCTGATCACGAAGATTGAGGATTATGACGACAATAATGCTGCTGTGTATGTTGACAATGGAAGCACAGCCTTTTCAACTGCAAAAGCTGTCGTCGATAACGTCGATTGCCCGACATACCTGTCGACTATGCCCTGGCACACGGGTGCATGTGATGATGTGCTCGGCAGCTGTGGATCACCAAGCAGCAACTCCTCCGGCAAGGAACCCTATATCCTTTTCGGTGTAGAACTGGCTCTCGGTCAGTACGAAGCCTGCTCCAATGTAATCATGAATGTCGTAAACGGCGTGATGAGGCCGCATGTATGCTACGACTGCACAAAGCTGTCCTCAAATGCACCCACAGAGGACTATGAGGCAGTAGCGTATACCTTGGCACTTACAGACAACGCCTGGAAGTACATCTCTGTGCTGGGCTTTGATCCTGACAATCCTATGGTGAGACATGGCACAGAGGTAAATGCAACCTCTACAACCGGATATGCAGATGGACAGCACACGGGAGTCATT